AAGTTGCTAAAGGCATGAAAGACAAAGATGCCAAAGACTTTGCTAGTACAAAGCATAAAGGTCTTCCAGAAAAGAAAAAGAAAACTGACGAAGGTCAAGTAATGAGCCCACCAGATGGTGCTACAGCCGCTCCTAAGAAAGATCCAAAGACTGGCAAGTATCCAAAAGTAACTTCTGGTCCAAACAAGGGTAAAGAGTGGAGCGAAAAGACTCCTGGTCCTACAAATCCAGCATTTAAAGAAGGTGCTGAAGCAGATAGCCCAACTGCAAAAGCACTCGCAAAATACGAAGAACAATACAAAACTGCTACAGGTGCCGATAAGACAAACTTAGCAAGAACTATTAGTGCTCTTAGAAAGAAATTAGAAGCCGAAGGTGGTACAACTGCTCCTACGCCAGCAGTACAAGAATCTAACCTAGTTAAGTCTATTGTTAGAAAAGTTGTTGCTGAAAAGAAAAAGGGCGATGGTAACTTAGCCAACAATGCTAAACCATATGACAAAGTAACCAAAGGTGATGTAGTTGCTGGTCGTTTAGGCAAAGACGAAATGGGCGGCAAAGCAGATAAGAAAAAAGAAACAGTTAAAGAATCTACTGACTTATCTCGTTTGAAATTCTTATCAGGCCTATAATATCATGGACATGAAACAAATTTTACAAGCACTAGATAAAGCATCTAGTCGTAGAGTAGAAGGCGCAAATGACATGCGCCGTTTCGTGTCTATTGTGCAGGAAAACAATACATTAAAAACAGTTGCTGACAAAGTTGCGTCTGCCGCTGATGCCGCAAAAGAAAAACTCAGCGACTTTAGACCGTATGATGAAAAAGCAGTGGCTAAGATGTATAATATTAAAACTGCAAATAAAAAAGAAGACAGCGATCTAGAAGAAGCAGGCAGACCTGGGGAGCCGGGTTTTAAACCCAATCTACAAATTCCAAATGCTCCTGCATTTCCACAGGGCGATTTTTCTAAACCAGGTCGTTACGATTTAGAAGGCGGTGAGAAACTTACAGTAAAGCAAGACGGTACTAGAGTACACGATAGCGGGTTTGGTTCATTTACCTACGACAAAGCAGGTAAAGCAATCAAATATTCTAGTCCAATGTTTAACGGCTATAGTCAGGAACACGATTTAGTCACTGGCAATATTACTGTAAAGTATATGAACGGTCCATTAAATGTTGTTAAGACCTATGACAAAACTGGCAAGGAAACAGGTGCCAGTGATGCCGAATACGATTTAGGTGTTGCAAAAGTTAGACGTCAACAAGATGCTAACAAGAATGTAACTAATACAGCATCTGTTCCTGACGGTGCTGCCACACACGTAGTACAACAGCAACAACCAGCAACTATGGAAACTAAAAAATCTTTCTTAGACTACCTTACATTAGCAGAAGAAAAGCAAAAAGGTGTCGATGGTAAGGCTTGCTGGGATGGTTACAAACGTATGGGTACCAAACAGAAAGGCGGTAAGACTGTTGATAACTGTGTCAAGGATGGAAAATGAGAGCCCTTGTCTTAGCATTAGCAATATCATTAACAGGTTGCGCTACTGTTAAGAGTTGGATTCCTAGTTTCAGCGATCCTAATCAATCAGCACGTATTATAGACGTGCGTCAAAGTGTAGCACAATTAGATTGTAAACAAGCACACGCACCACAGGTTAAAATTATCAAAGATAATTTAGAATGGTTTCAACTTTATAGTGAAAGCAAAGGTTGGCGTCAACAGGACGTTCTTAAGTTAGTTAAACCTATGCAGGAAACTGTAGATGACTTTTATAAACGCAGTACAGAAAAGCAGGGTAGCGAAACTTACTGCGAAATTAAAAAGAAATTAATGGCTACACAAGCGGATAAAGCCGCTAGTGCAGTTCTTGGGAGATTCTAATGATAGAACAGTTGCAGATGTTAACACAATGTGGTCGCCCATGGGCGGCTGAACGTGCCGCAGTGGCATTGCAGATATGTGAAGCACGTCAGCAAGGACAAATAGGCGAAGACGAGTTTAGAGAATTAATGCTAGACCTAGTCAGAACAGATAAATTAGAAGAAGAGGCAGACGACATAAATTTAAAAACTATGTTAGTCACAGCCGTATACGCAGTAGCACAGGTGGCATAAATGGAAGAATTAGCAAAAGCACTTAAAATAGTATTCGCATCAGAATTTAGTTTTTATCTAAAGGCACACTACTTTCACTGGAACGTAGAAGGACCTGATTTTGCAGAATTTCATGAACTATTTGGTAACATCTACGAAGAAGTATATGGAAGTATAGATACTTTTGCAGAAAATATTCGCAAGAGTGGTAGTTACACTCCTGGTAGTTTTGAACGTTTCACTATGCTTACTAAAATTGATGATGAAACAGAGATTCCAGATGCACTATCTATGACACAAATTTTATTAGAAGACTCTGATAAAATGGCTAACTTATTTGGCCTAGTGTACAAAATTGCAGAAACAAACAATGAATTTGGTCTTGCTAATTTCCTAGCAGATCGTCAAGATGCTCATCGCAAACATTCATGGATGTTGCGAGCAACTCTAAAATAATGGAAAACGAATATCCAGTTTACCCAGAGGAAGATGGCTATGACCGTCCGAGAAACCCTTACAGCCCTGTTTAATGACATTGTAGAAGGGTTAGCTCGCTTTGGATGCGGATTAGCCGGAATTCCTTATGAATTGTAAGAACATACCCTAGGACCGTTTGGGGTTATGTGCCCGGCTGCTGGGCTAATCAACGGATTCGCTACCCTGACGATTTAAAGTGAGCACTGATAAATACTTAATAAGATTTTGGGGACAAACAAATGGATATTAGATCAATTCTAAACAAATTGGATACTGTAGTACTTGCAGAGGCTATCACAATCAAAGACGTTGAAGCCGCAGTTGCTGGTAAATCAGACGAGCAAGAACGTGCAGAGATCCTTAATGACCTAGCATGGAAACACAAACTACCAGGTTTGTATGATCCTGTTAGCGGTTACTTTGTTGGCAAGCAAGGACAGCCAAACAGCATGGGTGGCAAATACAGTATTGCCGCAACTGCAACATCAAGCGCAGATAAAACACTTGCAGATCTAGGTTTAGTTCCACAAAACGCAAAAACATCTACAGCACTAGGACGTATGTTCCGTGGCGACGACAAAGGCGAACACGATACCGCAGTTAAAGGTACTAGTGACAAAGTTAATAAAGATCGCCAGACTGCCGAAATTAAAGCAGAAAAACTTCCGCAATTAGCGGACTTGGTTAAAAAGTTACAATCTATTACTGGTGGATCAGATACCGGAACAGCAAGTAGCGGAACTGGACTTAAGATGCCAGGCATGACTGCTAATGCTCCAAAACTTGGTGGATTAAAAGTTGGTGAAGGAAGTATCTTTGAATCATTGATGAGAGAATTCCAAGACGTAGTTGGTGATGTACCAATGCAAGAGCAACTAAGTCCAGAAGCCAAGGCAGTGGCAGATCAAATTAATGCGTTAATTGACGAATTAGAAACTTTAGGAGATGATCCAGAAGTACGTAAAGCAATCGATGATGCTAAGAAAACTGTTGCAGATGTTGAAGCAGCCGAAAAAGCAAAATACGATGCAAAGATGGATAAAGACTTAGATGCCGCAAGTGCAGAAGCAGATAAAGTTGCCGCTGATACTAAAGCATCTCAAGACAAGACTGCACAAGATAAGACTGCACAAGATAAGAAGACTGCTGGTGCAGATCCTGCAATTCAGAAAATTCAAGAACAACTAAAAGCATTAGGTGTTGACCCTGGTCCAATCGATGGTAAGATGGGTCCTAAAACTGTTGCTGGTATTAAAGCATTTGAAAAGATGGCAGGCAAACCAGAAACTGGTAAAGTTACTCCTGAACTATCTACACTATTGGCAGACGGTAAAAATATCGTTGCACGTAGTCAGTTAACACAATCATTAACTGCTATCGAAGCAATCGTTACTAAGTACAAAATTTCTGAAAGTGTAACTGAAGAAGATGTATTAGCAATGACTGAAAACGAAGCAAGAGCGTTTGTTATGAAAAATATCAAATACTTTAGCGAAGCAGAACAAATTGCTATTACAAGAGATTATCTAAGTGAAGCACCTGTGCCAGCACTACCTGGTCCTGGCGGCAAACTACCGGCACTATCTACACCAGGTGGTGCTAATCCAAACGTCATCGATGTTCCATTCAGAGACATTACTCCAAAACCAAGTTGGGGACAACGTGCCATGGACTTTGTCAAAGGCGCAGGATCAAAGGCACTTGGTGTACTAAAGAATCCAAAAGCGGCTATTGCAACTGCCGCTGTTGGTGGGGCATTGGCACTAGGCGCACTATGGAAAGCATTTAGCGGCGGTGACATTGAAATGGATCCAAAAGATCTAGCAGAACTACAGAAGCATTTGAAAGTTCTAGATCAATATGGACAAGATCCTGCAATCAAAGCAGGCTTACCAGCAGATGTCCAAAAACGTCTAGATGTTGTAATTTCCAAGTTAGACAAACTTAAAAAGGCTAAGGCAGCAGGCGGACAACAACCTGCGGCTCCTGCGGCAGCACCTGCGGCTCCAGCAAAGTAAAATACTAACACTTAAAAAGCGGCTTCGGCCGCTTTTTTTGTCTTTTGACAAAATATTCGTTGACTCTGATCAAATAAACATATATAATTAAACTTATTACTAAGGAGATATCATGGGCAATAGAACCTATGGACCAGAAGAAAAGGCCAAACTAGAGCGACTAATTAACGAAGGCGTTCAAGTCAAATATGAAATTGAAAGTCTGACAGAAGGCTTAAAAGAAACAGTTAAGGCAGTAGCAGAAGAATTAGAAATCAAACCTGCACTAATTAACAAAGCAATCAGTATTGCACACAAAGGCAACTGGAACGATGTATTCAGTGATTTCGATGATTTAGAAACAATTATCGTTACTGTTGGCAAAGACAAATGATAGACGCTATTTTTGGGCCAACTATACAATGGATCAAGGATGACTGGAATAGTCATCCATTTCGATTTATTGTTGAGTTACTTGCCTGGGCTGTTAGTATTGGCTGTAGTATTACTATGGCCGTTACTGTACCTAATCCGCCATTGCTTGCTCTGTATCCTGTATGGATTAGCGGCTGTGCGATGTATGCGTGGGCCGCTTATACTAGAAAATCATTTGGTATGCTAGCCAACTATATCTTGCTAACCACTATCGACACAGTTGGCTTGATCAGAATGCTAATTAACTAATATAAAGAAAGGTTTAGTCAGCCACAAATGACTTGTTTGGTATTTGCCAGCCCTAAATGGCATAGGAGAAAAATTAAAATATGAGTTACGTTGACGCTCTCTTTGACAGAGAGAATGATATTATTAAGGTCGTAGAGCGAAACGACCAAGGCGAACGGGTTTTCAAAGAACATCCTGTACGCTACACGTTTTACTATCCGGATCAAAAAGGCAAGTTTACTAGCATTTACGGCGATCCGCTGACTAGGGTAGTTTGTAAAAACACCAAAGACTTTCGAAAAGAATTAGCCATTAACAGTGGTAAGGACTTATACGAAAGCGACATCAATCCAATTTTTGTACATCTAAGCGAAAACTATCTAAATCAAGATGCACCTAATCTAAATATTTGCTTCTTCGACATTGAGGTGGACTTCGATCCAGAACGCGGCTATAGCACTCCTGAAGATGCGTTTATGCCAATTACTGCTATCACAGTTCACCTAAAATGGTTAGACAAATTAATTACACTGGCTCTTCCTCCAAAGACATTAACCTTTGCTGAAGCCGAAGCGTTAGTAGCCGATATTCCAGATACACATCTGTTTACTAATGAAGCAGATATGTTGGAAACATTCTTAGATTTAATTCAAGATGCAGACATTATCACAGGTTGGAACAGCGAAGGCTATGATATTCCTTATACTGTTAACCGTGTGACACAGGTGTTAAGTAAAGAAGATACAAGACGTTTCTGTCTATGGAATCAATTTCCTAAACGTAGAGAATATGAAAAGTATGGCAAGACTGCACAAACATATGACTTAATTGGTCGTGTACACTTAGACAGTCTAGAACTTTATCGCAAGTTTACCTACGAAGAACGACACACCTATCGATTAGATGCCATCGGTGAAATGGAAATTGGCGAGAACAAAACTGTTTACGAAGGCACACTTGATCAACTATACAACAATGACTTTAAAAGATTTATTGTGTATAACAGACAAGACGTTGCACTATTAAACAAACTAGATGAAAAACTTAAATTCATTGACCTTGCTAATAAAATTGCACATGAAAATACTGTATTATTACAGACTACAATGGGTGCTGTGGCTGTTACCGAACAGGCTATTATTAACGAAGCGCATCGTAGAGGTTTCCAAGTTCCTAATCGTCCTAAACGAGATGACGATGAAAATACTGCGGCTGCTGGTGCTTATGTAGCACATCCGAAAGAAGGTCTGCAAGATTGGATTGGATCGCTGGATATTAACAGTCTTTATCCAAGCGCCATTCGTGCGCTTAACATGGGTCCGGAAACTATTGTAGGTCAATTACGTCCTACAATGACAGAAGCATTTATCCATGAACAAATGACTCTTAAAAAGAAATCGTTTGCAGGCAGTTGGGAAGGCAAGTTTGGAACTGACGAATACGAAGCAGTTATGGCACAACGTAAAGATGTGGAAATTACCATAGACTGGGAAGATGGCAACAGTACTGTACACAGTGGTGCAGAAGTATATAAAGTTATTTTTGATAGTCATCAGCCTTGGATGCTTTCGGCAAATGGTACAATCTTTACCTACGAAAAGGAAGGTATTATTCCTGGACTGTTAAAGCGTTGGTATGCTGAACGTAAAGAAATGCAGGCCAAATTAAAAGAATGTATTCAGGCAGGTAACAAGGTCGAAGAAGAGTATTGGGATAAACGTCAGTTAGTTAAAAAGATTAACTTGAACAGTTTGTATGGTGCTATTCTTAACCCAGGTTGTAGATTCTTCGATAAACGTATTGGACAGTCAACTACTCTAGTCGGTAGACAAATTGCCAAACACATGGCTAGTAAAGTAAATGAAATTATCACAGGTGAATACAATCACGTAGGTAAGGCAGTTATCTATGGTGATACAGACTCTTGTTATTTCAGTGCATATACTACATTAAAGAAAGACATCGAATCTGGAGTTATTCCTTGGACTAAGGAAAACGTTACTGCACTCTATGACCAAATTGGCGAGGAAGTAAACAGTACATTCGTTAAGTTTATGGAGCAGGCATTTCATTGCCCGCCAAGTCGTGGTGATGTTATTCGAGCAGGTCGAGAAATTGTTGCTAGTAAAGGATTGTTTATTACTAAGAAACGTTATGCTGTACTTTACTATGATAAAGAAGGCAAACGTGCAGACGTAGATGGTAAACCAGGCAAGATCAAGGCCATGGGCTTAGACTTGAAGCGCAGTGATACTCCTGCATTTATTCAAGACTTTTTAAGTGATGTACTTGAGAAAGTTCTAACTGGTGCTACAGAAGAACAAGTATTAGATCACATTACTCAATTCCGTACAGAGTTTAAGGCCCGTCCTGGTTGGGAGAAAGGTTCTCCTAAGCGAGCCAACAACATTACTGAGTACGAAGCCAAAGAAAAGAAACAGGGCAAGGCTAATATGCCTGGACACGTTCGTGCAAGTATTAATTGGAATACTCTGCGTCGAATGAATTCGGACAAGTATAGTATGCAGGTCACAGACGGCCAAAAAGTTATTGTATGTAAACTCAAAGCAAATCCGCTAGGGTACACATCGGTAGCATATCCTGTAGACGAACTACGTTTGCCTAAATGGTTTATGGAACTTCCATTCGACGATGCAGAAATGGAACAAACTATTATAGATAACAAACTAGAAAACTTAATTGGAGTTCTTAACTGGGATATTAAATCCACAGAAGAAAAGAACACATTTAATCAACTGTTTGAGTTTTAAAGACTTGACTTTGACCAAAAACCTAAATATAATCAACATTAAGGAGAACTATAAATGATTAAAGATATTCTAACCGACATCGTAGCACATACACATAGCCTAGGCTTTTTGCCTTTGGTAAAAATTACAGGTGCTAAAGATAGCACAACTATCGAATCAATGGCAGAGGATCGTAGCGTTATTGTTACTGCTACTGCACACAAGCCAGTATCAGAGTTTGATGGCACATTTGGTATGCCAAACTTGGACAAGTTAAATCTTCACTTGAAGAATCCAGAGTATAAAGAAAACGCAAAGATCGATGTAGTTACTGCGGAACGTAACGGCAACACAGTTCCAGTAGGTTTGCACTTTGAAAACCAAGCAGGTGACTTCCAAAACGATTATCGTTTCATGGCATCAGAACTTATTAACGAAAAACTAAAATCTGTTAAGTTCAAAGGTGCAACATGGGAAGTTGAGTTTGAACCAAGCATGGCGGCAATTGGTCGTTTGAAGTTACAAAGTGCGGCACACAGTGAAGAAACTGTTTTCCAAGTTCGTACAGAAGATAACAATCTTGTATTCTTCTTCGGTGATGCAAGTACACACGCAGGTTCTTTTGTATTCCAACACGATGTTGGCGGCAAGTTAAAGCACACATGGTCATGGCCTGTTGCACAAGTACAAAGCATTTTAAATCTCGATGGTAATATTACTATGAAGATTGCAGATGCAGGTGCTATGCAGATTACTGTTGACAGCGGTGTTGCTGTATATGATTACATCTTGCCAGCACAGAGCAAATAATCATGACTATTGAACAATTACTATACGCTAACATTGCCGCCGTAGTTTTATTGGTTATCGTTTATCATAGAACAGGTTGGCAAAAAGTTAAAGAATGCTACGGCATGTGGTTTACAAAAGAGTATTGGACTAATTATAATACTGTAGAATTTGTAAGTTGGTTTGCTAAGGCATTGATTATTGTGCCAGGATTAATCTTTGGCATTAGCCTTTGGTGGTTGTACTTTTTGACTTTGGCTACTAGTCTAGCATTAATTTGGGCCAGTAATAAAAAGTTTTTGCCAACTTTAGTAGGGTTTAATACTGTATGGACTTGGATTAGTTGTATGGTATTGGCACAGCATTTAATAAAATGAAACTATTTAATTGGAATCGTTACGAAACAATAACTGAAGGTCCAATGGCTCACGATTATACTAATGCGTCTGTTAGAAAAGAAATATACGAGGCTTATAATAAGCGTTATAAAATTTCAGTAACTCCCCTGACGCATCCAGAGCATTATGATCCGTTGGATCCTCCGTTAGGCTGGGCTTACGACCCTTACTACGAAATTTGGATACAACTTAATGAATAAAAATTTAACCGCAACACAAAACGACTACGCATACTTTTTGCCGGCAACTAGCGGTTTCTATAGTACCTTTATAGGTAAACAAAGATATGGAAACTATGTTGATCCGGCAAGAGTTCCTGCTAGTTTTAAAAACGGAGTAGAAAGTCTAAACTACTTAGAACCGGAAAAAGGTGCGTTCTACTATGACCACTGCTTGTATAGTGCAGGTCATGCTAATCTAGACCTTAACAAAGTTGATCACAGCGAAGATATGTTTCGTAATAGAGATCGCAGTACTAGTTGGGTACTAGGCGACTCCGGTGGTTTCCAAATTGGTAAAGGTGTATGGGAAGGCGATTGGAAGAATCCCAACTGTCCTAAAGCACAAAAGAAACGTGAACAGGTTCTTAAGTGGATGGATAGTCTAATGGACTATGGTATGTGTCTTGATATCCCTGCTTGGGTAGCTCGTAGCCCTGCTGGACAAAAAGCCACAGGCATTACTACATACGCAGAAGCAGTTCAAGGTACTTACATTAACAACGATTGGTTTGTAAACAATCGCAATGGTAATTGTAAATTCTTAAACGTTCTCCAAGGTGAAAATCATACCGATGCAGACGATTGGTATGACCGAATGAAGAAGTACTGCGATCCTACTGTCTACGGTGACCGTGCATTTAACGGTTGGGCCATGGGTGGTCAGAATATGTGTGATGTACACTTGGTATTAAAACGCCTAGTAGCATTACGATTTGACGGATTACTTGAACAGGGCAAACAAGACTGGATGCACTTCTTAGGTACTAGTAAATTAGAGTGGGCTTGTTTATTAACAGACATTCAACGTGCTGTACGCAAGTATCACAATCCTAACTTTACAATTAGTTTCGACTGTGCTAGTCCATTCTTAGCAACTGCAAACGGACAAGTATACGTTCAAACAGAAACACAAGACAGAACTAAGTGGGTATATAGAATGTTACCTAGTATCGATAATAAAAAATATAGTAAAGATACTAGACTATTCCGCGATGCAGTAGTACAGGACGGACATTTTAAAAACTTTGACAATAGTCCAATTATTGACGGGGTTCAAATTAAAGATGTTTGTATTTACGGGCCCGGGGATCTAAACAAGATTGGCAAGGAAGGTAAAACTTCGTGGGATAGTTTTAGTTACGCTATCTTAATGGGCCATAATGTTTGGATGCACATTAATGCTGTACAAGAAGCCAATCGTCAATACGATTTGGGCATTGTTCCTGCTATGTTAGTAGAAGAACGGTTTGATAGACTATTCTTTAAAGATGTAGTAGAAGCCATTTTTGCTACTAGTAGTCGTGCAGAAGCAGACAAAGTCGTTGAAGAGTATAATAAATTTTGGCAAAGTATTATTGGAACTCGCGGAGCAGTAGGTAAGAAGACTGTAAACGCAAGTACACAATTTGCCAAACTGTTTGACGAAGTAGAGGAAGAGAGTGTACAATTAGAGCACGGTGAAGAATTTACCGATGATGAAATTGCTAAACTTGACGAACTCGAAGAAGGCGTAAAATGAAAAAACTACTAGGCATTGGTGTTTTAGCAGTATTAAGTTTTGGTTTGTTTTATAAAACGGCAGATGCCGTGGGTCCAAACGACTACTATCTTGTAATTAAATTTGCAGAAACTGGCAACACCATTGCCCTAGCAGATAAATTCAATGGGCACGAAGCCTGTGTATCCTCTCCGGATTATGCGCTACATCAATTAGCGGGCAAACAATCCGGATCTCTTATTAAATGTGTTAACGAACTACCAACATATAGATGAAAAGTTTAGTTGTAGGAATGGGAATAGGACAGTTATATAAATCTGTCCTAACTCAATTAGGTTATGAAGTTTGTACTGTCGATACAGACATTAATAAAAATGCCGACTTCCCTAGTATAGAACCAGCCATATTACTTCACGGGTCTTTTGACACCGTACATATTTGCACACCAAATTTTACGCATTTAGAATTAGCCGTTAAACTGGCTCCTATCAGTAAAATTGTCTTTATTGAAAAGCCTGGACTGATTAATAGAAACGAATGGGCTAAATTATGTAAAAGATTTCCACGCACACGATTTATGATGGTTAAAAATAATATGTGGCGTGACAATATTGCAGAATTACAGGAAAAGGCTAAAGTAGCAAAGAATGTAGACATCGAATGGATTAGAAAGAACTGTATTCCTAGCCCAGGTAGTTGGTTTACTACACGCAAACTAGCATTTGGCGGAGTTAGTAGGGACTTAATGCCACACTTATTAAGTTTGTATATTGCACTACATCCAGACTGGCGCATAGAAAAAGTTAACGGCGAATCATCTATACAATCATGGCTGTTAAAAGATATCGAAAGCACAGAGTATGGTACTGTAAACCCAAATGGAACTTATGATGTAGACGACCAGTGTCACATTGGATTTGGTTCTAAATGGAACTGCCGTGCTAACTGGCGCAGTATGACTGTTGAACGTAGTGCTATTACATTTATTAATCAAGATAATACCAAAGATGTATTTGAGTTAGGCTGGTGTCCAGAAGAAGCGTACCTAAATATGATTAAAGATGCTGTAGAAAACCTAAATAATGACGAGTACTGGAAAGTACAGTTAGAAATTGACCTTTGGATACACGAAAGAATAGAAAAACTATGACACGCTGTCTACAAACAACTGGACAAGGTTACTTTGAAGAAGTAGAATATGCAAAGCCAGAACCTACGTCAACTGAAATTGAAGTTAAAGCAGTTATGACTGGTGTATGTCGCAGTGACATAGATATGATGCAGGGCAACTTTGGACCTTTACCACTACACATGCAAGGTCACGAAGGTCTAGGAATCGTAACTAAAGTCGGTGCCAGTGTATTAGGTGTTAAAGTAGGCGATTATGTTGCTACCCGCGGCGAACCAGCATACGCAGATTATTACAACTGTCGTGACGGTGAGTTTGTAACAGTTTTAGAACTACATCCACGTTACATTTTAGAACCAGTGGCCTGTGGTGTTAACTGTATTAGACAAGCGTATACTCTTTTTGAACGTAGACAAAATGGTAAATGCTTAATCCTAGGTAGTGGTTTCCTTGCATGGGTAGTTTTTAATAACCTGGCACATCATTTTCCAGAACTTGAAGTAGATGTACTAGGTTCTAGTAATCAGGAACTTTGGGGAGATGCGTTACTGTTAGGTACTACCGACAGTTACGATTTGATAGTAGATTTATCTGGAAAATATCAACTAGGTACCGACATTAATCTAAATAACAATGCAGTAATCATTGATGCTGTTGGTAAAGCAGTAAGTAAAGAAGAAGCACAACA